TGAGATGAATTTGAAGGTAAAAGGTATTATCATTTAATAAATGCAAAGGATTTTGAGTCAGATAAAATAATACCAGAGAGAAGTTATAGTAAGAATGGTTCATACTTTACTATAATACAAATTGACGATGAAGTTCAAATCAAACCAAGAAGATCAAAACAAAGAACTCGAAATTTCGGAAAATCTTAAATCCGGATTTTTGGACTTAATTCAATTTGAAATAGATAAGTTAACATTACTTAATTCAGCATGTTATTATTTTTATAAACTTGGATTAACAGATTATAAAAAATTCTGTAAACATCTTTTAAAAGCTTGTGAAGATACAAAACATTGCTTAATTTGGCAAGTAATGAAAAATTCAATTCTTATTCCTGAACTTACAATACCTAAACAAGTAGAATTTGCTGATAAAATAGAGCCATTTAAGTTACTTGCATCTATGGAAGAAACATATGTTGAAAAAGTAACAAAACTTATAGATATTGCTATGGAAGATAAGAATTGGAATAATTTTAATTATCTTTTAGATAAACTTAAAGCTGTTGACTATATTTGTTCTAGAGCACTATCTGCTGTAGAGAACAATGCTAATATATTGGCTCTATGCGAACCACATATTATGGAGAAGTAGTAGCCATACAAGAAGGTCAATATACTTTGTATGTGTTTAAAAATCTCGATGAACAAAATAATAGTTTGTTGAGATATATTACCGTAACAAAACTTCCAAATTGAAATTGTCGTGATTTGAAAGTAGGTGATATTGGATATGTTGAATGTGATTATGTAAACGCTGGTGATTCTTATTATCAGGTATCTACTGGTAACACCGAAACATATCAATATACTGTTTGTTACTTAATTAATTTTATTGAAAAACAAGAAATAATAACAACAAAAGATTTTAATTTTTAGATATGAGTGATTTAGCAGATAAATTAGTACGTGCGTTTGATGAAAAGGAGAATGATGTTAATCGTTGAATTTGAAAAACATCTAGCGGCAAGGAAATAAGAATGATGGATATGAATGCAGAAGAACTTCAACATTCTTATAATCATGTGTTAGAAATGCTTAACAACAAAGATCCTTATCATCCAGGCGTTCAAAGAAAACGTGATCAAGTAAGAAAAATGTGAGATTATGCAAATACAGAATTATTACTTCGTCACATTTTATATGATTGTAATGTTGAGGGTCTTAAAACAAATAAAGATCTGCTTGATTATATAAGTGCTCATAAAAAGGCAAGTAATGTTACTAATTCAGATTATGTATGTACAATTTTTACAGGATTGGATGAAAGATATAATAAGATTACAATCGATTATTTACTTTCAGCTTGTTTGGATGCATTACCTGCTTTTAATAAAAAATTAATTCCAGATAAATTTATTCTTTCGCTTGGAATCTGACTCACAGAACAAGAAAAGAAAGATTTAACTGATTATGATACAAATGGTAGATTCCGCAATAGAAAAGATGTAATTAAAGAACGTCTTTTCTTAAATCCAAGTGTTGATATTAGATTTAATTCTAAAGGATTAACATATAGCGAATTTAGAGCTCTTCTTAGACTTGAGAATCGTCCTAAATTTTCAACTATGACTACTGAAGTAATAACACTTCTTAGAGATAAGGTTTTGTTACTTCTTGATCAAGATTTGGAATATCATATTCAAAAGTGGAGTATTCTTAAAGAGAAGCTTGAGATAATAGCTTCAACAAAAGGTATTCAACTTTTAAATTATGCTGATTAGAGGAAAAGTACCATTCGTTTACGATATTGAAATATTTCCAAACTTTTTTAGTTGTGCTATAAAAAATACAGAAAGTAAAAATGTTTCTGTATATGAAGTATCTTCTAGAAAAAACGATTTGCCAAAAATAAGAACTTTATTTTTAAATAAAAAAGCTATTTTTGTAACATATAATGGTATACATTATGATAATCCAATAATATCATATATCATTTTAAATTATAATAATTTAATAAGACAACCTGTATGAATTATTAATGCTGAATTAAAAGCATTTAGTGATTTAATAATTAATTCTGAAACATCTGCAAAATGAAGTAAATATAAATATGCAAATTTATTTCAAGGATTGGATTTATTAACTATGATGTTTTCAACCAAATTACGTTGTGGTTTAAAAGAACTTCAAGTAACAATGCAATATCCAAATGTTCGAGAATATGAAGGTGATTTTAATAAATTTATCCCCGAATCAGAATTTGATAATGTTATAAGTTATAATTTAAATGATATAAATAGTACTGAAGAATTGATGTATAGATTACAAGGTGAAATAGAACTTCGTCTTGGAATTGAAGAAACTCTTGGTGTTGATGTATTAAATGAGGATGGAGTAAATTTAGGTGTAGAAATTATTAAACATAACTATTTACGAGATACTGGAAAAACATGAAATCAAATAAAAGACTTAAGAACACCTTGTCACGAAGTTGATTTAAAAGACGTGCTCTTTAATTTTATTGAATTTAAAACACCTGAATTTCAAAAATTACATTCTGAATTGTTACAAACTCATTTAAATTTAGACTGAGAATCTAATAAAGATAATAAGAATAAATTTAAGAAAACTGTTTTTATTGAAGATTTAGAGATAACTTATTCTTTAGGTGGCATACATACTAAGAATCGTCCAGAAATATATAAGTCTAATGAAGAATGAATTATAATTGATAGCGATTGTAATTCTATGTATCCAAGTGCTATTATAAATTTTGGATTATATCCTCAACAACTTGGTCCAGAATTCTTAACAACATATAAACAAATTCGTACAGATAGACTTAAAGCTAAACGTGAAGGTAATAAAATTATTAATCAAACTTATAAGTTAGCTCTTAATGGTATTTCTGGAATGCTTCAATCAGAATATTCTTGATGTTATGATCCAAAAACTGTTTTAAAATTACGATTAAATTGTCAGTTAATGTTATTAATGTTAACAGAACGTTTAATTAGTTTAGGATGTCGTATTGGTCAATTAAATACAGATGGAATAATGTATTTAGCTCCAAAAAGTAAATTTAATGATGTTATGCAAACATGTAAAGAGTGGGAGCAAATAACTCAATTTGAATTGGAGCATGAATATTTTGAAGCATTTTATCAATATGCTGTAAATGATTATGTAGGTGTTTATAAGGGATATAGTGAGACACATGATCCTAATTTAATAAAAACAAAAGGCCTTTTTATTCAAAAGCCTTCTTTAGGAAAAGGATTAGCTCCGTTAATTATTGCTGATGCATTAGTTGAATATTTTGTAAACGGTGTTTCTGTAAATGATACATTGCATAATTGTAAAGATATTCGAAAGTTTTTGACATATCAAAAAGTTAAGAAAGAATTTAGTGTAGAATATGGTGGAGATTTAATTACTCATATAAATCGGTATTATATGTCTACAAATGGATTTAAAATTCGAAGATGTACTGTTAATGAGGATGGTTCAAGAACAAATTATGCAGATTTGTGTGCTACATCTGGTGTTACACTATTTAATGTATTGGAAGATATTGATCCAGCTGATGCTCATATCAACTATGGGTGATATCGTAACGAAATTTATAAAATAATATATGCTATCGAAGATAGTTTAAATCCAACTTTATTTTAAATGAAATTAGATTTAAATTTACTTAAAAGATTATTAGTAATAGATCATCCATCTAAACAGGAGTGGCCAATGATATCCGCTATTATTAACGAATGTTATAAAATACCTGATTTAGAGTTTTCAATTGATTCTTATGCTAATATTTTTATTAAAAAGAATACAACAAATCCTGATTATTATGCATGTGTTGTAGCTCATTTAGATTGTGTACGCGCACATGCAAATAAAGCTGTAAAAATTAAAAACGGAAAGATTTTTGGTAAAAATCCAATAACAGGAAAACAAATAGGTCTTGGAATGGATGATGCTAATGGAATCTGTTGTGCTTTGCAACTTTTAAGAGAAGTTCCAAATATTAAAGTATGTTTTACAACAGAAGAAGAAATTGGTTTTATTGGCGCGGAAACTGCTGCTGATAATATTGATTTCTTTTGCGATGTATCTTACTTTATTCAAGCAGATCGTCACGGATCTTCTGATTTAATTACATATACAAATTGTTTATATGTTACATCTGAAGAATGGTTACAAGAAGTAACACCAATTGCTGTAAAATATAAATATTCTGAAGAAATTGGTATTGGTACCGATATAGGCGTACTTGCTGAGAAATTGCAACTTTCTGCTGTTAATATTTCATGTGGATATTATAAAGAGCATTCAGATCAAGAATATACTGTAATTTCAGAATTACAAAATTGTCTTGATTTTATGGAAGAAATAATTAATACTATTCCGCTAGATAAACAATATGAAATAAAAATTGATTATCGTGCTTATAACAGATTTTGGTATCCTTCAGCAAGTCTTTATCATTCTTCTTTCTATGATGATTCAGACTATCCATCTGAATTCAGCATACCGTGTGATAACTGTCGGGATTTTGATTGTATGCATTGTCCTCATGGGGAATGGTGAAATGGATCGGACAAGTAGACAAAAAATATGTCTTAAAAAATGATTAGAAGCTGGTGGAGCAGGAACCTTGGTTTGCTGCACTGGCTTCGGTTAATTAAAGCAAGACTAGAATTGCTTTAAATCTTATTGATGCATTTGTAACAAAAAATCCAGATGCACAAACATTAATTGTTGTTCCAACACAAGCATTAAAAGATCAGTGAATCGAACAAATCGATGAAAGAGGCCTTGGACTTAATGCACATGTTGAAATTATGAATACTGTAATAAAACGTGATTGAAGTACAGATCTGTTAGTATTGGATGAAGTACACTTGTGTTTAGCGGAGCAAATGATACAGGTGTTTCAAAAAGTACAATATAAATATATTTTATGTTTAACAGGTACTTTAGAAAGACTTGATATGCGTCATCTTCTTATTGACAAATATGCACCTGTGTGCGATAGGATTGGAATTGAAGAAGCTGAACAAAATGGATGAGTATCTCCACATAAAGAGTATGTTGTAATGCTTGATGTTGATCTTACAGAATATAAAGAGTTAAATAGAAAATTTAATAACACGTTTTCGTTTTTTAACTATGATTTTGAATTAGCAATGTCATGTGCAACCAATGCAATATTTCGTAATAAATGAGCAAAGCAAAATGGTTATGATGTAAAAACAGTTACTGCAATGGCTATGACATTTATGCGAACTATGAAATCAAGAAAAGATTTTATATTGAATCATCCAAAGAAATTAGAAGTTGCAAGAAAAATACTTGCTGCAAGAACTGATAAAAAATGTTTAACTTTTTCAGCTACAATTAAAATGGCAGAAGAAATTGGAACAGGTTTTGTAATGCATTCTAAAAAATCTAAAAGACAAAATCAAGAAACGCTTGAAGCATTTAATTCTTGTAAACACGGTGTAATGAATACATCAAAAGCTGCAGAGACAGGAATCGATATTCCTGGAATCAATACTGAGATTATTTTATACACAAATTCTTCTAAAATTCGTAAAACACAGGTTCTTGGAAGAAGTATTCGTCATGAAGAAGGAAAGGTTGCAGAAATATTTACTCTTATACTAAAGAATACTCAGGAAGTTACTTGATTTGCAAATTCAAGAACGTCTAAAGTTATAACAATTAATGAAGAACAATTAGATAAGATTCTCGCAGGAGAATCTATAGAAACTCGGGAAAGAAATTATACCGAAAATTTAGAATTTAGATTTTAACGTTTTCCGCCTAATAAAAACATATACAATGTGGTAAATAGGTATTGTTAAATTAATGTAATTTAATCTGACAATATATTGGAAATTGATACTATTTTAAATCTAATGATTACGTATAATCTGACTGCTGACGAACTTCTTCTTGTATATCTAACGTTTCTAGCACAAGAAGAAGAAGGTCATCCTGAATTTTTTGCCAAATGATTCTCAAATGGAGGTAAATCTGTTTTAAGAAATCTATTTGAATCATTAAAAGCAAAAGGTATTATTCATAAAGATTATAATCCAACTAGTTATAATCCAGATGATATTGAGTTTAATAAAAACTTTTTAAAGGGATGACTTAAAGGTTCTGGAGAAATGGGTAGAGAGTTATTTGAAGCATATCCATCTCACTTAGAAACACCTACTAAATGATATCCTCTAAAAAATATTTCAAAACATTGGCATTCGTTAGATGATTTTTTCTTTACTTATTCTTCTACAATTAAACATAATCCAAGTAAACATAAAGAAATTATGGAATTGCTAGAATGAGGAAAACAAAATGATTTAATAAAAGGTGGTATTGCTGAATTTGTTATATCACAACAATGGGAGACTTTAAAACAAATAAAAGATTCTGGTAAAAGAATAGAAACCGCTAACTCTGTATTAGAAGATTATTAATATGACTGGAATAGATATTCTTTATAAACTTATTGATAATGGCAGAGAAGGTAAAAACATAGGTCTCGCTACAGGATGTCCAAAAATGGATAAATTAGTTGGAGGAATGCAAAAAGGAATGTATACTTTAATATTTGGAAGTTCTGGAAGTGGAAAATCTGCATGAACGCTGTATAATTATATATATCGTCCGTTAAAAGATTATCCTGACAAACCAATACAATTAGTATATTATTCTTTGGAAATGTCTGAATCATTGTTATTAGCGAAATTACTTTGTTTATACATCTATGAAGAATTTGGAGATATCATTTCTTATTCTGAATTAATGTCGTGACAAACGACACTTACTGATGAAAAATATAATAAAGTAAAGCTAGCTAGAAAATGATTAGAAACGATTATTCCAAAACTAATAATTTTTGATAAATCTTTATCAGCTCCATTCTTTTATGCTTCTTTAAAATCATTATTACTCAAATGAGGCAGAGAAGAAGAAATCGAAACTGTTAATTCTAAACGAACTGTATATTTTCCAAATAATCCAGATCAACTTGTATTTGTTGTATGTGATCATTTGGGATTAGCTACTCCAACTAAAGGTCATACTAAAAAAGAGGAAATTGATACAATTTCTGCTTATGCTGTAACTTTTAGAGAAAAATATCAAGTGTCTTTTTATATGCTTATGCAAGAGAATAGAAATAGTGCAGATATGGATCGAAGAAAAGCAGAACTTACAGAATGTACTGCAGAAGATATTAAAGACTCTGGTAATGTGTTTAATGATTGTGAAATTTGTATAGGTATTTACAACCCTCTTAGATTTAAACTAAAGACACATAAAAAATATCCAATCATTGTAGAGGGTGCTTCTGAAGGACAATTTGGAGGTTTACGAGATAGATATAGAGCGGCTTGTTTGTTAAAGAATCGACAAGGAGAATCTGACAAACTAATTTCTTTAAATTTTTTTGGAGAATTAGGTATTTTTAGAGAACTTCCAAAAGTAGAACAAATCACAGATTATACACAATTTTTAACCTTAAATGGTTATAAAGAAACGAAAAAAGATTCTTCTACTCCACAACGCGTAGAAGAGAAAAAAAGTTTAATATTTAGTTTTTAATGGCAATTGAATTACCAAAAACAAAAATAAAAGCGGTAATACAGGATCCACAATATCTTATAATATTTGGAAAAAGTAAAATTGGTAAATCAACAGCTCTTTCAAACCTTCCTAACAATTTAATTATTGATTTAGAAGGTGGCTATGATTATATAGACGCTTTAAAAGTAGAAGCTAAAACAATTTCGGATTTAAAAGAAATTGCAAAAGCTATAAAAGAGGCGGGTTGTCCGTATAAATATATAACTCTTGATACAATTACAGCATTAGAAGATATTGTTAAACCATTAGCTTTAAAACTATATCTTGAAACACCTGCTGGAAGTAAATTCATCGGTAAAGATGTTTTAGATGCTCCAATGGGTGCTGGATATAGTAAAATTAGAGAAGCTATGGAGTTAGTAATTGATATGTTTTCAAAAGTGGCACCTAATATTATTTTGGTGTGTCATGTAAAAGATTCTGCTGTAGCTAATACAGATGTAACCGCAAAGGTTATTGATTTAACAGGTAAAACTGGACGTGTGTTAGCTTCTAGATCTGATGCAATTGGTTATATGTATCGAGATGATTTTTCTAATACTATTTTAAGTTTTAATAGTAATGATAAATTTGTAGATTGTGGATCTAGACCAGAACACCTTCGCAATAAAGACATTCTTTTAGGTGAAATGCAAGATGATGGTACAATACAATACCATTGAGAACGTATATTCCCTTCAGAAAATGCTTAAAATATCATTCGATTTTAACGAAACAACAAAATCTGTTTCTAATGTTAAAGTTGTAGAAACAGAAAGTGGGAAAACAAGAGGTGTTGTTGCGAATAGTATTCCTGTACCAGATGATACAGGAATTCCTGATTTACAAGTATTAGAAAATAAATTACAGTTATCCAAGTCTGCTATGATTAAACTTAATGCTAAAGCAGATGATCGAGTATCAATTCAATATGTGAACGAAGGCATAGGAAAAGCAATACCGGTCATTGGAAAAGCAGAATGTTTCACTGATCGACTTGATGGAAATAGACTTAGCCAGAAAGGTACAATATCCTTTAGAGGAGAAAAGAGAAGTACTCTTATAGATTTTGGAACTGTATTTTCTTTTGAAGAATATAAAGATGGTATTTGGAAATTAATTCCATTTGAAGTTTCTGAAGATAATGATGACTTATCAGAAGAAAATTCTGATGCAGAGGCACTTAATAATTCAGAAATAGAACAAGAGATTGAAGCAATAAAGGCTTCTATAGAAAATGATTTACCTTTTTAACTTTAGAATATGGGAATGTTTGATTTAACCAGTACAACTGGTCTTAAAGATACTAGCAATTTTCTTACAGCTGGTATTCATAATGCAAAATTTAATGGTTTAACTCTTGGAAGTATAACTTCTCAGAAAGATGGTCAAGTTTATAATACTATGACTCTTACTCTTGATATAGATGGTCATGGTGAATTTACTTCCAATTTCTTTGAGCCTACATCTGATGAACGTAAGGAGGGTGCTTATGGTATTCAACCTTCACAGAAAGATCATTTTATGGTAGCGCTTCGTCAAATCTTCGATTCACTTGATCCTGCTATTGGAGAAATGATTGATAATAAATCTGTAAAGATTGGAGATAAATCTGTTGATCTTGCAAAGATTAGCACATTTGAGCAGCTTGTAAAGCTTGCAAAGGCTTTAACCGATCCTTATATTGGAACATCTGTTGAGGTGAAACTTATTCCTCAGAATAATGGTTTTAATTCAATTCCAGGTTATCCTGCTAGAATTAATCGTGCCGGTGCTCTCGGGATTTCAACAAGATTTATTGGACATAATTTAACATTATCTCAATCTGAACAGAGAAAGATTGATGCTGCTATTAATAGTCGTCCCACTAATATGAATAGTAATACAACGCTTGAAGGTGTTGGTGATGCTTTAGGTATTAACGACGATAGTGATCTTCCGTTCTAGTTAATAAATAATGGGAGACATTTTATTTGATCTTTCAGAAACTAAAAATATTGTAGAAGAAACACCGTTAACCAAGGAACTTATTTTACAAAAAGTTTCTGAAGAAGCAATATTTGAACATTATGGAGTCCCTATCAAAAAGGGACTCTTTTGTTCAAGATTGCGACAAGATCGACGGCCAACTGTCGGATTATACAGAAATAAACGTGGAAGATTGATCATAAAAGATTTTGGATCAGATTTTAGTGGAGATTGTTTCTCCTATGTAATGGCTTTATTTAATGTCTCTTATTATATGGCTCTTCAAATTATAGCAAATGATTTTGGAATTATAAATCGTAAGGATTTAAAGGCACACAAACCTAAAATTGAACCAACAGGTACTAAATTTGAAGAACAAAAATCTGCTATAATTCAAATACAAACTAGAGAATTTAAACAAAATGAATTAGATTGGTGGGGTCGTTATGGAATATCTAAATCAACTTTAACTCATTTTCGTGTTTATCCAGTTGATGCTGTTTGATTAAATGGAAATCTGTTTTATACAAATACATCTAATCAGCCTGTATTTGGATATTATGGTGGTATAAAAGACAATGTTGAGCAATGAAGAATTTATTGGCCAAATAGAAAAATTGGAAGATTTATATCCAATTGAAAATCGGCATATATTCAAGGTGCTCATATGTTACCAAAAGACGGTGGTGATTATATAATTATAACAAAATCATTAAAAGATGTAATGGCTCTTTATGAATTTGGCATACCTGCTATAGCACCATGCTCAGAGAATTTATTTCTAACAGAAGCACAATATAATCGACTTAAAACCAAGTTCAAAAACATATACATATTATTCGATAATGATTTACCAGGTGTACATGCTACCAATAAATTTCATAAACAATTTTCTGATTTAAAATGCTTATTGTTAAATAGAAACGATGCAAAAGATTTTTCTGATTATCGAAAAAAATTTGGATATGCTAAAACTTTAGAGTTGATTAATAAAACAAAAGAATATTATGGCGAAACGTAGTAAAAAGGAGGTAGAGTTACCTTCTATTGAAGAAATAGAAAAGCCAAAGAAAAAGCAACGCGGTTTAGGCGCTAGAAATAAAGCAAAAGGAAATGCTTATGAAAGACAAATTGCTCAAGAACTTAGAGAATTGGGTTTTACAGGTGTAAAAACATCTAGAAGTGAAAGTAAGAGTCTTGATAATAATAAAGTTGATATTATTGATACAGAAGGCAAATTGCCTGTAAATATTCAACTTAAGAAGGTAATGAATACTCCTCAGTATTTTAAAATACGAGAAGAATCTACAGTTGATCCTGAAACATTTTGTTTGTTTTGGAACAGACAAGAAAAAGCAAATGTGAATTTTATGTCAGTGGGAGAGGTTGTATTTGTTCCTAAATCTTTGTTTTATAAATTGATTAAACCGTATGCTCAAAATGAAAATTAATTTCATTTAATAAGATAAATTATGCAAGTAAAAATAACAATTAGTAGTGAAGATAGAATCGTCATAATTCCGATGGAATATAAAAATGATGAACTTTCTATAAATGAATTACAAATAGAACCGTATCCTAATAAGGATGATGATATCTCTAAAGATGTTGTAATGCATTTAACTAAAGCAATAATGGAAATGTTTAAAAATATACATGATTAAATATGGATAGACTTTTACCAATTTTAAGTGGATCTTTACGTGAAGTTCTTGAAACCATTGTTAAGAAAGAAGATGATCCTATCGCAAAAGAATTACTCGAAGTTGATTCTATTGTAAATGATTTTAACAATATTATTTTTAATATAACAGTTGATTTCTACAACGCTGTTATGGAAAATGTCATTAATGCTAAAATCACTGATGAAGTTCGAATGTTAAGCGTTCGAGTAAATGAATTTGAAGTATCTTTCCTTCCAAAAGATAAACTACCTGAATATGGACCTCATGGTACTTGGACTAGAAAGAATCGTCAAACAGGTAAACCTGCAAGAATTTTTCAAAAATTACTTAAGAAAGAGTTCAAACCTCGTGAATGGGAAATTTTCACCAATGTGTTTAAGGCAGAAATGTGTCAATGTGTTGATTTCGAACTTGTAGAGGGTGAAGATATTAGGAAATGGTACAATTGTAATAACTATTATAAATGTGAGGGTACATTAGGTAATAGTTGTATGCGTTATAATGAATGTTCCAGTTTCTTTGACATATATGTAGATAACGCAAAGATGCTTATTAGTAAAAAGAATGGTTTATTGACAGGTCGTGCTATTGTTTGGGAAATTGGTGATATCGTGTTGCTTGATCGTATTTACACTTGCTTTGATTATCTTGAGAATTGCTTTATAGATTATGCAAAATCAAATAAGTGGTGGATTAGAAACGACAATAGTTTGTTGTCTACCGGTGATGAACAATATTGGCTTACACCAGATGACGATTATGATTATGCAAATGATAGAGAATTTACAATAAAGATTCCTTGCAAATATGATAAATTCCCTTATATGGATTCATTTAGATATTATAATGGGAATGAATTATCCACACATCCAAACGGTGGTTTCTCATTAGACAGTACTGACGGTGAATATAGAGGTGAAAGTTATATTTGTGAACATTGTGGTGCAGAATTCTATGGATATGATGGTGATACTCCTGAAGGATTACATTGGTCTGAATGGGGTGATGCATATTATTGCGATAATTGTTGTTGGTATTCTGATGGATTGGATGATTATATTCCTAATTCAGAAGATGCAATAACGGTTATTACTCGTTGGGGATCTGATACTTATCCAGCCTCATATGTAGATGAACATTTTGTTGATACACCGGATGGTAGTGAAGATTCTGATGATATAGTTATGATTGATGATTCATATTATTTTGTAACAAATAAAATAATATTCAATGTTGATGAAAATAGATATGAACTTCGTAAAAACACGGTTTCAATTAAACCTACTCAATCTGAATTACCAGAAGATGATGCTTTTTTTATAACAATTGATGACAATTATTTTGATACTGCTAATAATGTATCATCCAATTGTGCTACCACTACTCTTGAGGAATTGCAAAATACTATAAACAGACTCTGATATGATTCGGTATGATCTCATTCCATCGATGGGCCTAGAAGAAGTTCATAAAG